GTGGCTTTACACCTGACGCTGATGCTGATGACTTTGTTGCTTACGACAGCCTGACAGAAGAAGTAGTTATGGGCTGGGTACACGCAGAGGTAGACCAGAGTGCTACTGAAGCGGCACTGACAGCTAACATCGAAGCGCAGAAGAATCCTGTGTCTGCTGATGGTATGCCTTGGTAATGCCTGAGATTGATGACAACACTAAGGTTGCTATACCGCTAAGGAACTTAGTTGCTCTTGGTGCTGGCATCGTTATGGCTACTACTGCTTACGTAACGCTAGACACTCGTATTACTACGGTTGAACACAGCCAAGAAATACAGGACATGAACATACAGGAAAACTCTGCGTTTGTTCGTGAATGGCCTTTGGGTATGCGTGGTGCGTTACCAGATGATCTTATACAGAACGCTAAGATCATGGCTCTGGAAGAACGCAACGTAGAGATACACGAGTTACGCAGGCAGCTAAACAGACTAGAAGTAGAAATTGGTAAACTAGACGCTCAGGTAACTGTCGAGCAAAATAATAAGGAATAGTCATGTCAGACCTAGAGCAAGCTATATCGCGTTTAGAGTCACACGAGCGTGAGTGCAGCATTCGTTACCAAATGATCCAGATGCAACTGGACGCACACAACCAACGCTTTGACAAACTAGAGAAGATGATGACAGGAGGCTTTGCGTCTATTGCTGTTATCGTCACTGTGGCTATTGCTATTTTGGAGTTTGCTAGATGATTGAGTCGCTCATAGGGCCTGTTACAGGGCTTCTAGACAAGTTTGTGCAGGACAAGGACCAGAAGGCTAGGCTGGCCCATGAAGTTGCTACAATGGCTCAGAGACACGCTCAGGAGCTTGCTAAGGCACAGCTAGAGGTTAACAAAGTAGAAGCGGCACATAAGTCCTTGTTTGTCTCTGGTTGGAGACCTGCAGTAGGCTGGTGTTGTGTCTTGGGTATGATGGGTAACTTTATGGTTATACCGTTTACCAACTTTGTACTAGCTCTGTTGGCTATTGAAGTCACTATACCACTCATTGACCTAGAGACTATGATGCCTGTACTGATGGGTATGCTTGGTCTTGGTGCTATGCGCTCTTATGAAAAAACCAAAGGCGTGTCGAGGGAAAAGTAAATGGCAACTCCAAGATACGGTGACATTTTAGAGATAAACGGGCAGCTTGTTGAGTTTACTCCTGTTGGCTATGTGCCTGTAAAAGGCAGGGAAGGTATGCTTACTAAGCCTGCTCCTACTAAACAACCAGCACCCGCTCCGACTGGTCCTGTAGGTACGCCTAGTTCACCACCCAAGCAGATGCCGGGAAAGTCTGGGCCATTCGATCCTAATGCTCCAGTACCAACACCTGCTCCTGCTCCACAACAAACTGCACCTGTAGGTACGCCTAGCAGTGATCCTACAAAGACTCAGCCCGGTGAAACTGGACCGTTTGACCCTAACGCTGAACCACCAGCGCCTGCACCTGCTCCAGAGCCTGAAATAGAGCTTGCTCCACCTAAGCCTTTACCAGATACAAAAGATGCTGAACCTGCACCAGAACCAGAAGGCGTAACTACCTTTACATTTTTTAAAGGTGTTGAGTTAGGTGATGCAAATCCTGATTTTTTATACAAAAGAGGTGACGCAACACAAGTAACAGAATCTGAGCTACGTGAGTACTTCAATGACGAAGGCTCTAGAATGCTTCAGCAAGCCTTCGGTGACTTTGATAACTATCTTGCTTACATGACTGAGCGAGAGGGGTTAATTCAAGCTGGTGATTACGATGTTGGTAACTGGGATGAATACACCGGAGGACTAACTGAAGATGAGTTGATGATTCTTGAGGGCGAAGATCTTACTCAATACGGTGATGATGCTCAGTCTGACTACACAGAGTTGTATGGTCAGCAAATGCAGGAGCAATCATCTGCGTATGACCGTTGGGTTAACTCTGAAGCCAACCAAGCTCTTCTAGCTAAGTATGGCGTAGAAGGTACAATGTATAATAGCGATGGAGATAGTTTTAAATGGAACGGATCTGCCTACGTTAAAACTAATAAGATAGATGATAGTGTTAACATAGGAGACATTGCTAAATTAGGTTTTGCAATTGCTCTTAGTGTAGTAGCAACTCCTGCAATTGCTAGTGCAATAGCTCCCAATGCCGTTGCTGGTTCTGCTGCTGCACTATCTGCAAATGCTGCTGCCTCTTCCATTGTAAATGCAGCAACACAGTTGTTAACAACAGGACAAATAGATCCTGAAGGTGCTTTACGGGCTGCTGCAACTTCTTTCTTAAGCAACACAGCAATGAATTCTTTAAGAGAAAGTGAAGTATTTGGTCAAATTGGAGATGCTGTTAATAGCACTACAACAGATCAACTTGTAAGTGCTAACGGAGATGTTCTTGGTCAAGTTGTTAGAGACGCTGCCGGAAATATTATTGAGTCAACCGGAGTAGATTCTAGCGTTTGGTTTGCATTATCTTCTGAGACAGGAGCAATAATACAAGAAGGACAAACTATAGTTTCACAAATAGCTTCCGTTATGCCTGAAGTTCCTGACTGGTTATATGATGCTACTCAGGCAACGGTAAACGCCGTAGATTCTGTTTTTAATTCAACAAGAAGCGGTATAGGAGCTAGTGCTACTGGAAACTTAAACTTTGAACCGTCTGATGTTAGCTTTATAGATCAGTTACGCGAGGCAATCGAAAGAGAAGAAGATCCAGAAGTTAGAGAGTCTTTAGAGCAAGAGTTAAGTCGTTATGAAGAATTGCCAGAAGAAGACATACTTGCTGATACAACACAAGAAGCTACAGGTTTTGAAGACAGCGTTGTACGTGAATTGTTAGATGAATACATACAGCCTGTACTAGAATCTCTTGAAGACCAAGACTTAGAAACAGCAGGTATACAAACTGCAATAGGTACTTTAACAGAACAACAACAAGAAACACTGCAAGAGTTTGTTCGTCAAGGTGGTCAAATAGAAGAGTTAGATTCTAATCAACAACAGATTATTGAAGACCTTGGTGGTGTTAATGAAGTTGTAAGCGATCTTGCAGAGAACGTTAGTGGTCTAGAAGAAGGACTGCAACAAGCTGCGACAGAACGTGAAGACATAAGAGCCAGTCAAGAAGCAGGGTTTACTCAAGCAGAACAAGATCGTCAGCGTCTTATGGAAGCTATTGTTGAAGCACGTGGTCAGACTACAGAGCTTAGTCAAGAGATGCGTGACTTACTTGCACAATCAAATCAAACAATGCAAGAGATGTTTGAAGGTACTGGTGTTGACATTGATGAGTTACGTTCAGGACAGCTTAGTCAAGAAGAAGCTACTAATGCGCTACGTGAGTATACTCAACAAGAGTTTGGCGCTGTACGAGAAGAGCTTGCAGCTGGTTTAACAGAGGCTCAACAAGAACGCCAAGAGTTAATGGAAGCTTGGATTGCAGCTAATGGTAACATTGAAAACCTTAGCGAAGAAATGCGCGACAGATTTGAAGCTACAAATCAAACTGTAGAAGAACTTTTTGCTGGTACTAATGTTGATATTCAAGAACTACGTGATGGTCAAATATCACAAGCACAAGCTACTGACGCATTACGTGAATATACTGAGCAAGAGTTGGGCGTTGTTCGTGAAGAATTACAGGCTGGTTTAACAGAGGCTCAACAAGAACGATACGAGTTAGCTCAAGATTTAATTGAAGTAGGCGGTTTAGTTGAAAACTTAGATGCTGCTTCACAAGAACGTTTTGATGAACTTGATATAACAGTAGATAGTTTAGCTGAAGAATTTGGTGTTGATTTTGATCGTCTTGAGCAAGGTCTTTTAAGTGCAGAAGAAGCTACCGATGCTTTACAAGAATACGCTGAGGAAGAGTTTGGTGTTGTACGAGAAGAAATTGCAGGAGTAGAAAGCAGTCTTAGAGACGCTATTGAAGCAGCACAGCAGGGACAAACAAGAGAGTTAACAGAAGCAGAAGCACGGTTGTTATCAGAAATAACAGGTGTTGAAGCAGGTGTTTTGCAACAACTATCTACAGTTGAAGGTGGTCTAAATACAAGACTTAACGAGTTAGGTACTGATTTAGGTCAAGTACAAACACAACTAGAAACATCTATTGCAGGTGTTCGTGGTGAAGTACGTGACGTAGAAGCAAGTCTGCAAGACGCATTAGAAGCCCAAGCACAAGGACAAGCTAGGCAACTTACTGAAGCCGAAGCGCGATTGTTAGCTGAAATAACAGGCGGTGATGCAGAACTTCTTAGAGAAATATCTGCTCAAACTGGAGGTTTACAACAGCAGTTAAACACATTAGGTGTAGATATAACTGATGTAGAATCTCGTTTAGGACAACAGATAACAGGTCTTGAAGAACGTATTGATGCTAATACTGCACAACAGTTAGAAGAACTTACAGGACTTAGATCAGAGTTTTTAGCAACGTTGTCTGCTTCTGAAGCTGCTGCTATTGCACGTAATCAAGGGCTTAGTGATCAACTTACAGAGCAGATTACAGGCGTTAGAGGTGAAACTGCTGCTCAAATAGAAGGCATTAATGAACGTCTAACTGATCGAATTGACGCCTATGAGCAACAGACAGGCGAACAACTTGACATTGCTGCTGAAGAACGTGCTGCTCTTGGCGGTCAACTAGGCACGCTTACTTCAGATGTAGCGCGTGTTGCTGAGGATGTTATACGTGCTGGTGGTCGCATTGAGGAACTAGATGAAGCAAGTAGACAGCGTTATGAAGAGCTAGGTCTCAGTATTGATGAATTAAGTCTACGTGTTGGTGTTAACTTAAACGCTCTTAGTGAAGGCATGTTAACTCAAGATGCAGCATTACGAGAGCTTATTGAAGAAACAACACAGCAAACTGAGCAGTCACTAACAGAACGTCTTGAAGAAGCAGAGCAAGGATTTGCTACAAGTTTATCAGATACTGAAGCTAATTTGTTGTCACAAATCACAGGCGTAGAATCTGGTGTGCTACAACAACTTGCAGAAGTTGAAGGTGGTCTACAGTCTCAGTTTGGTGAGCAGTTTGATGTAGTACAACAACAAGTATCTGGTTTAGAAGAACAAGTAACAGGTCTTGGTGAAGGTATTACAGGCCTTGGTCAAGCATTAGGCGTAGGTTTGTTAGGTCTTGCATCGGCACAACCAACAGCGCAAGAGATTGCAGCAGCAATGCCACGACAGCCTGTAGAGTTTGATCCGTTCCTTAAAGGTCTTAGCCCATTCCAACCTTTAACACCTATAGCACTTGCTCCACAAAAACAAACAGACGCTTTGAGCGAACTTAATAAATTTATTGGCAGACAAACAGGAATGCTGGTATGACATATCTTAACCTTATGAACAGTGTACTACGCAGACTTCGTGAAGAGGAAACATCGTCTGTTACCAGTACAACCTACGTTAAAATGGTAGGTGACTTTATTAATGATGCTAAGACACTGGTAGGTCAGGCAGCTGATTGGTCTGCGTTGCGTGAGACTATAACAATATCTACTACTGCGTCAGACAATACATACTCGCTGACAGGTGGTGGTGACAATATTAAAGTTATGTCAATGCTCAACGATACTGAAAACTGTTTTATGGAGTATCAAACTAAAGACTGGTTTAACGAGCAATTGTACATTAGCAGTGCAGCAGAAGGCACACCACGGTACTACACGTACAACGGGTTGGACTCTAATGGCGACACACAGATCCTTGTAGGCCCAACACCAGACAGTGTGTACAGTATTCGTGTAGACACTGTTAAGCGACAAGCAGATTTGAGTGCTAACACTGATGAGTTGCTTATTCCTGCTATGCCAGTAATACACCTTGCTGTAGCGTTGTTGGCACGTGAACGTGGTGAGACAGGCGGTACGTCTACTGCTGAGTACTTTACTATTGCTAACCAGTACTTGTCTGACGCTATTGCTATTGACGCAGCAAAGCACCCTGAAGAGATGGTATTTAGGACTATCTGATATGGCTCAAGAACTTAAGAGTATTAATCTTGTAGCTCCGGCATTCAAAGGTGTTAACACCGAAGACTCGCCGTTGGCTCAAGATCCGTCGTTTGCAGAGATTGCAGACAACGCCGTGATTGACAAACGTGGTCGTATTGCTGCACGTAAGGGCCACACTGTTGTAACAACAAACAAGACTGTACTTGGTACTGATTCTTTGTACAGCATCAAAGAATATAGGGACGACGCAGGAAACACCAAGATATTCTCTGTTGGTAACAACAAGATTATCAGCGGCACAACTACACTAGTAGACGAGACTCCCGGTGGTTACTCAATTAGCGCTAACGACTGGAAGATTGTTAACTTTAATGACCATTTGTTTTTCTTTCAACGTGGTTATGAGCCTTTGGTTTACTCTAATCACGTAGGGTCTGTAGAAGCACTGTCAAGTCATCCTCATGCTACTGGCGTTGCTAGTACTATGTACGGTCATGAGGTGTTAGCGGCGTATGGCCGTTTGTGGACTGCGGACTTTAGTACTAACAAGTCCACTATCTATTGGTCTGATTTGTTAGACGGAGCAGCATGGTCAGGAGGCTCTAGCGGAAACATTGACGTGTCCAAGGTATGGCCTGACGGTTACGACGAGATTGTAGCTTTAGCAGCACACAACGGTCTGTTAATTATCTTTGGTAAGCACAGCATCATTGTGTACGACGGTGCTACTTCTCCTGCTTCTATGACTTTGTCAGATACCGTAGCAGGCATTGGTTGCGTCAACAGGGACACTGTGCAGTACACTGGTACAGACGTGTTGTTCTTGTCACACACGGGACTTAAGAGCTTTGGTAGAACAATACAAGAAAAGTCAATGCCTATCAGCAGCTTGTCCGGCAACATTACAAAAGATATTATTGCTGCACTGCAGAACGAGACACAGTTCTTTAGATCGGTATACAGCCCAGAAGAAGGATTCTACCTGTTAACCTTTACAGGTCAGGATGTAACGTATTGTTTCGATGTACGAGGTACGTTAGAGAATGGATCATACCGTGTGACTCGTTGGCCGTCAACTAAGTTTACATCGTACACACGATTAGAAGACGGTACGCTACACGTAGGTACAACTAACGGTATCAGTACGTATACAGGTTACAGCGATAACGGCAGTGGTTACAGATTTAAATACTACAGTCCAAGCTTGACATTTGGTGATAGTGCTAGAATTAAAATATTAAAGAAGCTAAAGCCTACACTGGTTGGTGCAAACAACTCAGTTGTATTTATGAAGTGGGCTTATGATTTTGATACAACATACGCAACAACAGAGTTTACGGTAGGTACGCAGATAACTGGGTTCTACGGTGAAAGTGAGTATACAACAGTAGAATTTACAGGTGGTCAGCTAACAAACCAGCGTAGCCTCAACACCACCGGATATGGAACAAGTGTGCAGGTAGGTCTAGAGTCAGAGATAGATGGCTCACCACTGTCACTTCAGGAGATTAACGTAATGGCTTTGATAGGTAAACTGCTATGAGTAATGGATTTTTTAGTGATATTTTTGGGAATATACAGGACATAGGTTCTGCTTTATCACCAGCAATTCCTGCCATTGCAGGTACATTGTTAACAGGTGAGGCTTATGACAGGCTAAGTGATGTTGGTCGTGAGGCTGAAGCGGCAGCAATGGGGCTTGCAGAGCGTGGTCTTGCTGGGTCACAGTTTAAACCGTTTACGGTGACTACTCCTACAGGTGCTATGTTTACTACACGTATGGGTGGTCAACCAACAATGCCAGTAACAAGTCCCGGTGGTTTTGCTCCTAGCCCAACAGCACCTCCATCAATGGCGTTACCTCCTTTAGGTGGCGTGGGTTCAGGCGTTATGTCAAGAGGCGATCAGTTACTTCAAGATTTGCCGCAAATGATGCAAACAGATCCTGCCTTAAAATCGCAATATGACAGCCTTCTTCAAAACGCTATAAGGTCTTATGACGCAAGTCCAATGATACCTCAAGGCGGAGCAAGATTTGCCGCAGAACAAGACGCAATGCAACAATTAAAACGCTCAATAATGAATCAAGAACGACTTACTCAGCAACAACCAACTACAGGCGGTCTTGAAGTAGGTATGACGTTATCACCTCAAGAGCAAGCTATGCAACAACAGTTGTTTGGCGGTGCAGGTGACTTCTTCGGTCAAGCACAGATGCCTACAGCAACACGTGAGCAGGCTATCTTTGAGCGTATGCGAGCAGCACAACGTCCTGAAGAGGAACGTCAACGTCTAGCACTTGAAGAGCGTTTAGCAGGGCAAGGTAGACTTGGTGTTAGCTCTGCTGCCTACGGTGGTGCTACTCCTGAAATGCTGGCTATGGCTACAGCGCAAGAAGAAGCCCGTAACAGAGCCATGCTAGGCGCTATGCAGCAGGCTCAGGCAGAGCAGGCACAACAAGCAGGACTAGGACAGCAGTTCCTTGGTGCAAGCTATCTACCGCAGGCACAGCTGTTAGCAGCAGCGCAACCAGCACAGCGCATGGCAGAGCTACAGCAACAAGCTCAGTTGTACGGTACAGGACTCTTTGGTGAGACTGCGTTGTCTGGTATTGAGTCTAGATTGTTGGCAGAGCAAGCACGTGCTAACTTACTAGGCGGCATAGGATCTAACATTCTTGCTGGTTTGTTTACACCGCAGGTTACTAAGTCCGGTACTGTTATTGATCCGGGCGGTTTTGGTAATATAGGTGAAATTATAGAAGGTGTTGGTAGCGGTCTTGGCGGATTGTTCGGTAACATATTTGGAAGGGATTAATCATGGCTAAGTTTTCACAAACATTCTTACAGGGTCTGTTACAGCCTTCTTATCAAGAGGGTTTGTTTACTGCTGCGCGTGGTATTGGTCAGGCTCCTGCTCTTCGTATGCAACAACAGCAGCAACAAGCAGAGCAACAACAACTTGCTGCTATGGACCCTACGCAAAGATTTAACTTTGCTATTGATAAGTTAAACAAAGCTGGTAAGTACGACGAAGCTGCTAGATTAACAGCTAGTAGAGACCAGTATACTTTTAATCAAGCCGAAAGAGCAGCTAAAATACAAGTAAGAGACGATAAAAAAATAATTGATTTTGTTTCTAACGGTATGTTAGCAAATCAACAAACAGAAGTGCCTACTACTTTAAAAGTAGGAGAAGAAGAAATAGTTATTCCTCCAAGGTTGCGTGACGATATTTTAAAAGAGGCTAATCTAAAAAGAGAGCAACAAGAAAGTGCAGCGGCTTCTAAAAGTGCGATGGAATTAACAGGATATTATGCAGACTATGTTAATAACAATCCTGATTTATTGGAAAAAGTCCCGTCGCTTCAGCAACACATCGACACACTTAACTCAACGGAACCTAAATCTACTTTTGAAAGAAAGGCTGCTGTGTCTGCTGTTGTTAAAGCTGTTGATGCTGATCAGAAACAAAAAACAGACGCTATGTATTCTGACGAAGAGTATGACAGACAAGCAAGGATAATTACAGAAGATCTTATAAACGCAGGTTCTAATACTCATTTCTGGCAAGACTGGATGGGCAACCGCGACATTCATGATTTTTTAACAGGCAGCGGTACAGAAGATGAGGTAGAAGTTTTTCAAGAACAAATGGCATTAGGCATTAAACAGGGTATCAAAGGCAAGACAGAATTAATTGACTTTGCTATGTCTGGTATGCGTCGTAAAATAAAAGGTCAGGAACAATCAGAAGCTATTGACGAAAACGAAAGGCTGCAACAACAACTATTTGACAGTATCGTTAAAGACTTAATGGATGAGCAAGGACTTACATTAGAACAAGCAGAGTCTCAAGCACGTATTTTAACAGGTGCTGGTCCTATTGATCCTAATCTTGTCGCCGGTGGTGGTGGCATAGCTTTATACTGAGGTTTCCATGGCTAAAGCAACCGTTAGTAAACAACCTAAAAGTTCTAATGTAGATGATAGGGAAGATTTTAAGAACCCTAAAAAAGCTATACCTAGACTAGCGCGTCAAGCAGTAGATGCTGGTGCTACTTTAAAAGAGGTAGCGGCTGTACTGAAAACAGACGAAGCTTCTGTTGGTAAGATACTAGGCATTACCCCGCAAGATGCTACTAAGATAGAGTTTTTTGTCAAGCCCGGTGATGAGTTTGATACGGACTTTGATAAAACTCCCAGCATGTTTAAGCAAGTTGTTGATCGTGCTAGATATGCTTTAGAGTCTAGAGAGCTTCCTGATGTAAGCGTTGATAAACCTGACGTTACCCTTACTGACTTAATGGCTCAGTCAAAGCCATCTTTACCGTCTGTTTCAATTCCTGAAAGACCTAGTGTCGCCAAACCCGATACTACTTTAGCCCCTGTTCGTAAAGAAATTAGTCCTATGGGTACTTACGGGATGACCCGTGAAGAATTTGAAGCAGCTAGAGGACCACGTATAGGTGATGTAAAGCGTTCAGATATAGGTGGTGTTTTAAAAGACGTAGACATTTCTGAATCTCTTAAGGCAAAGATTAATGCTTTTGCAGAATTGAATCAAAGACTATCTGAAGTTTCTAAACCAGACGTTGTTGAACAAGAAGATGCAATGGCTGGTTTGTCTGACAGCTTGAAAGAAAAAGTAAACGCCTACAGAAACTCTAAATCTGAAGAGGGTATAGGGGTTCTTCGTGAAATAGCTGGTGGTTTATCTTTACAAACCGCAGACGAACTAGAGGCTTTATACGCATCTAAGGTAAACGACACTTCTTACTCTGTTGAGAAAGACAGGATTAACAGGGAAAGGGAAGAGTTTTCTTATCTTAATCCCGGCGCTGCTGTAGCTGCAGAAACGGTTGGTATTATTCCTTCAGCATTTTTAAGCACAGCCCTTTTAACCAGAGCAGGCATTGTCAGCCTACCTAAACAAGGTGCGATAGAGGCAGGTACATACGGTTTTGCTTCAGGAGAATCTGCAGAAGAACGGTTAATTTTAGGCAGCACTAGCGCATTAGTAGGTGGTAGTGTAGGTAAAATAATTGATTCTGTTTTTAATCCTAATCTTGTAAAAACATCTACAAATCCAGATACGTTACACACACAACAAGTTGATGCGTTACAGACTGCTGTGTCTGGACAAAAAGTAACCAGACCAACCGCAGAGTTAACGGACGATGATCTTGTTGACCAGTTAATTATTAGAGAGACTGAGTTTCTTGCTGACGCAGTAGGCCGACAAGGCACTGATCCTAATGCACTAGGTAACACAATGCTTCGTCTGATGCGATATGCAGAAGAGATGGGTGTTAGTGGTAAGCAGGCAGCTAAGGTTGTAGGTAAGAACAAAAGAGTTAAACAATTAATTAAAGATTCTAACAGGGGTTTTGATGATGTTACACAGCTTAACGCCTTTAGAGAAGA